GTGTCAGCAAAGACAAGAGTGGACTTAGCAGAAGTTGTATTTCTTTCTTTAGAAGCTATGGATAATTGGTCTAAAGATCGGTCTGCTTCTGAAGATTTGAATCTTGCTGTGAATGAGCTTTGCAAAACACAGACTTCAATAAAGTCGATAGAAAGATCGGGTGCTGACGATGACAGTATAAATATCTATATGGAAGACGGGACATCTTATCGAGTGTACGTAGTTAGAACGGATATGACTAAGTTGTCATCGCCAGAGTTAAAAAAACGTCTAAGTTCCTGAAAACAAAAAGGTTTCAATCAACTAGAAGAGGTGTATCATGTGGAAGGTGATCATAGTTTTGTTCGCAGTTTGCGGTTGTACGGAGAACGTCTTCGTTCAGGAAGGAAACCCGGATGCAGGTTCCAGTAATACTGCTTCAGGCGGCGCTGATAGTAGTACCGATTATTTTGATACTTCTAGCAGTAGCCATGATTCAGACGATAGTTCCACCAGCAGTGAAGAGGACACAAGTGTTCATCTGGAAACTGAAACTGAGGTATCTACGTTTGATAGCGAGGATACGATTCAAAAAGAGACTGAAACAGAGGAGAAAGCAACAGACTCCTCCACAGATTCAGAAACCCAAGTAGATTCCGATACCTGGCAACGAGATGATGCATGCACTAAGTTAGATGCTATCTTGTGTGAAGCGAACACTATTTATAAATGCGATAGCTGGGGGGATTGGAATCCGGTTGAGATGTGTGAAGAGTGTGATGCATCCGGATATTGCGGCTGCGATAGGTTTGTGAATAACTGTAGCCACTTGTGCATAAACGGTAAGAATGTACCCAGAACTAATCCGGTCTGTCCAGATGGATTAGAATGTCATAGGATGGATGATAATACGTTAGTGTGTGGTGATGGTCCAGTACAACCTTGAGTAATATCTTTTCGATAAGCTGTAATTAAGTAGGTTATTGCTTATTGAAGTTTAACCAATAAATTGTTAACTTCTAATCATACAAAACACCCACTCAATGAGTGGAACACAACAGGAGTAGACATGGAACCGATAAACGAAACTCAAGAAAACCAACAAACAGAGATTCCAGGAACAGAACCTACTCGGGTAGCTTCTAAAGAGAAAATAGGGCGTAAGAAGAAAGACCTTTCGGGCGACTTTCGATACTACGCTGTGGAAAATCCCTTCAATAAGGGGATTCATGTTAAGAGATTTCGAGAAACAGTTGGAACTCCGGTAGGGGCCATCTTCTGTAAGCTTGTGGAGGGGACATCCGAGTATGCCAAATATGCGGAGTCAGATGGATCTTGCCTTGTGACATGGTTTCTCCAGGAGGCAAGAGGAACTGCATACGCAAAGCGTCTTTCGAGTGGGACTGTGGAGTATGTCATTCAAGATGAAGTAGTAGTTCAGCATTCCATTGTTTCTGTGGATGCCCCTGTGGTTGAAAAGAAAGAATCGAAGCCACGGGTCGAGAAGAAAGAAAAGAAGGTCCGGGGAAAGAAAGCCCCGAATCTTGTGATGAGCGAAGATGTCCCCACAGAATTCAAGTTCTACGAGGCTTCTGAGGAGGAACTTGTCTCTGATAGTGGAGATCTTTCTTCGAATGAGGAGCCCATTGGAAAGTTTTCATTTCGCAAGGAAGCACTTTGTTACGCGAAAAAGTTGGGGATGAGTGGAAAACAAGCCGACGAGTCCGTGAAAAAAGTTGACGGATACTGGCAAGTAGCGCAAAGTTAGATCGGTCTCGCTCCCCTTCTTTCCCGTGGTTTTTTGGTTTACCCCTGTAGCATTACCCTCATGGTGCTACAGGGGTTTTTTTATGGTCGAAATGTGCTACAGTTTTGGGTATGAAAGATACGCCAAAAACACAAAAGCAAATCGCCGATTACGAAAAGGCAGTAAAAGAGGAAATAAGTGGGATTCCACAGAGGGACTTGACAAAGGAGGAGTTGTCAAAGTTATCCGATATGGTGATGGCTTATGCCCAGGATATGACTGGAATGGAATTGTACCCCTACGAGTTGGAATTTGGATGGCGTGTTGTGTATTCGCTTCTTTGTGAAGATGCAGAAGAGGTAACTGCATTATTCGCTCGTCAAATGGGAAAAACGGAAACAGTAGCCGTGACTGTTTGCGGAATTATGGTGCTCCTTCCTATTTTAGCAAAAAATCTACCGCAAGATAGTCGAATACAGAAGTTCGATAAAGGTGTGTGGGTAGGTATTTACGCGCCAAACTACGAACAAGCAGGTATTCTTTGGAATCGAATGAAGGTTCGAATGTACTCTAAAGAATCAAAGACCGCATTGCTTGAACCAGATGTCGATATTGATTTGACTGACGTTAAGGAGAACATGGTTCTTCCTAACGGTTCATTTGTGGATTGCGGAACCGCGTCCCCGCAGTCAAATATCGAAGGTAAGACTTACCATTTGATTCTTTTAGAAGAGACACAAGACATCTCTTCAAATAAAATCAGAGCTTCTATACATCCGATGGCCGCCGCCACAGCTGGAACATTAGTTAAAATTGGTACCTGTAATAGAGTTAGATCGGATTTTTACGACGCTTGTCGTCGTAATAAAAGAGCAGATGTCAGCGATGGGTCTGTTCGGTCTCGTTATAGACGACATTACGAGTACGATTACACAGTAGGTCAGAAATATAATCCGAGATACCGAAAATATATACAAAAGGAGATAGAACGGTTAGGTGAGGATTCTGATGATTTTAGAATGAAGTATCGACTTCACTGGTTGTTAGATCGCGGCATGTTTGTTAATCCCGAGTTGTTCGATGAATGTGGGATTAAAGAGAAGAATGACTCTCTTACTTTAGAAGTAGGAAAAGGTAAGAATAAAAAGAGGGTATACTTTGAAAGACCTTCAAATGTAGTCAACTACGATAATAAAGCTGACAATATTGTAGCAGCGATAGATGTAGGAAGGGCTAATTCAACAGTTGTAACAATAGGAAAAGCTTTTTGGGATGCCCCTATTGATGTCGGAGGTAGCAATAGATACCCTATACACATACTAAATTGGTTAGAACTCCAGGGAGATAATCATGAAGCCCAACATCCTCAGATACTCGATTTCTTGAAGAATTACCAAATTAGTCAAGTGGTGATAGACGCTACCGGTAAGGGTGATCCCGTCTACTCCAGACTTGCAGCGGATCTAATGCAGTATGACATTCATGTAGAACCATTTATATTTACAGCATCATCTAAAGATGTAGGGTATAAAGTGTTTTCCCAAGAGATTTCTGCAAAGAGGTTCACTTTTCCAGCAGGACCACAAGCTACTAAGCTTCTAAAGTGGCAGAAGTTTATAAATCAGATGCACGATCTAGAAAAAGAATGGAGGGGGCAGCAAATGGTTGTCCACAAACCAAAAAATGGAGATAACTGCTACGATGACTTTCCAGATTCAGCCATGCTCCTTTGTTGGGCTATAAATGTACAGGGAACCATGGATGTAGAAGAGATCGAAAATCCATTTATTGGTCGGCAGGCTAGATGGACTGCATCTGATCATCTTAAAGAAGCCGGTGCTTTGTTCAGAAAAGTATTTGAGCCTAAGTATCACAGGTCTCAACGACCTGGGCATAACGGAAGGTGGGATTGATGGCTCATTCTACAGTGACAAGACAAAAAATTTCGGACTCGTTGAAAAATTTTCACACTGCTAGAAAAATACCCTCTCCGGAACAGAGGAAAATAGACATCATGAAAGCAGGATTTTTAGTTGGATCAGGCGTGGAGGCATCTGTTAGGGATTACAGCAAGCAGGGTGTAAAAGAGAAAGAGGCGCGAAAACGAGATGAGATACAGGATACCGCGCTAAAGGAGAAAACTGATGGCATATCAACAACCGAGTCCTAATATCACGGTAGCTCTCTCAGATGCATTCGAAGTGTTCTTTCAAGATGACATAAACAGAACACATTCTAGGAGGATGTCTTTCTATAGAACTTGCTGGCTGTACTATCTCGGCAAGCACTGGTCTTACTCCAGAGATGCCAGCGATCCCGTTATCACTATGAATTATGTGCGAAAGATTGTAGATTTGCACAATGATTTCGCCTTTAGTAAAGGTTTCGATGTAGTAATTCCGGATAACCCCGAAACATCCGAAAACGAGACAGAGGACAGGGAGTTTGTTAGGGTTGCACTGGAAGAATCTTGGAGAAAAAATAATAAGCAGCTCTGGTGTCTTGAAGCTGGACAGCAGGGTGGTGTCACGGGTGATGTTTTTGCTAGAGTTTCTTGGGAGCGTTCAGACCCACTAGAAGATCCTTATCCCAGGGTTGACGTCATTCCGAGTCACCTAGTTTTTCCAGAATTTGGCGGACCTTTTGGAGTTGATCGCAAGAAAGTTACGAGGGCTGTCGTAATCACACCCACTTATAGAGAGGGTTTGACTCCGAATGCTTCTATGGCTAGAAGAAACTTGAACATGATGACTTCGGTCAACATGGTTTTGAAAGTTGAGGAGTGGCTATCCCCCGTTGTAGATGAAGTTGGTAATATAATAAGACCTGCGATAGTTAGACATTATGAAAATAGAGAGTTGATTTCTGAGTCTGTCAACCCATTGGGTGAGATTCCTCTTGTGCATATACCGAACTACCCCTTGTCCGGTGAGTATTATGGTATTTCAGATTTAGTAGACATAATGGATTTGAATAGAGAGATGAATGAGAAAGCGACAGATATTTCAGATATTGTTAACTACCACGCTTCCCCTCAGACCATTATTTACGGAGCAAAATTGAAGGATCTGGAAAAAGGTGCCAATAGAACGTGGGCTTTACCAGAAGGGGCCAAGGTAGAAAACTTAGAGCTTAAGGGTGACCTTGGGGCAGCTAATCTTCATTGGGCCAACTTAAAGACGGCCTTACTGGAGTTGTCGAATACCCCCGAGCAGTTTCTTGGAGCCGAAAAAACAGTGACTTCACCCTCCGGGGTAGCTCTCCAGATGGCATATCTTCCTATGATTCAGAAGAGAGATGTCAAAGTTCTTGTTTACGGTATGGGAATCCGGCTTATAAATAGACTTATGATGAAGTATATGGAGATTGGAGATGCCGAATTTGGTAGGAAATTAGCTTCCTTAAAAGGTAACAAATACCGAAATGACGTAGTTTTTGAAGATCCTATGCCGCAGGATGAGAGAAGAAATTTAGAACTAGCACGAGAAAGATTGGCTCTGGGCATCTCAACAAGACGTTTAGAGTTGGAATCTATGGGATACTCACAGTCAGAAATAGGAAAGATTGTAACAGAGGCTCGCGAAGATTTAGAAGATGATATGGAGGCAGGGATCGCTTTCGACTATGTTCGCAAACAGGGTTCGGGTTTCACAAAGGGTGGCCCTGATGAAACCCGTGGAGAGAAAATAGTTTCTAACCTAGAGGGTAAGATGGCGGGTTCTATTTCTAAAACCAAGTCGGAAGTTGCCCCTGAAAGTTCTTCAGAAGAATCCCCCCCAGGGTGATTGACAGCCTGTTTTCCAAAAACCTCGTTTGTGACTTGCAAAAAAAATCGTGTCGGTCTATCTCTTAATAGACAACAGTTCGATAAGGATGTACTTTACTGATGTAAGTACTCTTTCGATACTGTAAGAGACTAAACAAGAACCAAGGAGGATTTCAATGGGTACGAATTCCGCAGGGTCAGTCAGTGGTGGGAACAACGGTAAAACCGACAACGGGGGTCGTGGTACGACCCTTGAGTTCCCCTACTCCAAAGGTCAACGCAACACCGGTAAAGTCGGCGGTGGCGGTTCTTCAAAGACGAACAGCAACAAACCGGATGATATGAAGACGGTCGTTAGCGATCCTCGCCTGGCGTAACCAGGTTAGATATAGCCTAAACAAACCGGAGGGCAGATGAGTAACAACGCAGATACGAATACGACACAGCACGGTAAAGAAGATCCCTCTTCTATCCAGACATCCGATTCAACACCAAAAAGCCAAGACACAGCCCATTTCAAAGCTTTCACAGATGAGCAAGTCAACACGCTTCTTGAAAAAGCTCGTTCAGATGAAAAATCCAAGGTCTTCGGTAAATTAGAGGAACAGAAGGCAGCTAAAGCAAAATCTGACGAGTTGGTTAGGGAGTTGGAAGGCAAACTCAAATCTACACAGACCGATCTGGATTCTATTAGACAAGGCAAGGCTTCAGAGCTTGAGTCGGTTGCAAAAGAATTGAAGGAACTC